AGACTGTAAAAACACTCTTAAATCTAAATCTGTAACTCTTGCGCCAAAGCGATCTTTAATATTTGCTGTGAAATCTGAAACAAGCTTTTCAAATTCTTGTGATTCGGGATTTAAAGCAGCTTTAAAGCCGATCCTGTCAAGAAAACTTACCCAAGCTCCCGGCTCTAGTTTACCGGTTTCTTCCAAAGCTTGCATACGGTCAAGTCTAGCTAAATCTGTTTTTGCGGCTCTATTTTTTGAAGTTGTATCAGCCCTGTAATCTTTTGTTTCTTTATAAGATTCACTGATTGTTTTAGTAGTTTCTCTTCGCTCTTCAGATCTTCTTTTTTTGCTCTCTCTCAAAGATTGCCCAAATTTTGGGTAGCGTTGTTCAATTAAAGCTAATTGTTCATCGCTTAATCTATCTATTAAGCTTGCCTGGGCTTGAGTATCCATAGGCATTTGCATTGCAGCACCTAAATCTTGATCTTGTGGCTCTGCTTGCATAAGTCCTAGACTTTCAGCTTGTGGCTGCGTTCCTGCTTGCGCTGGCATTTGAAGTCCTAGAAGATTGGCAAGCCCTAAATCTTGCTGGCCTTGCAAATACTGCTGCATTTGGAATTGCTGCGCCTGTGGCGTTTGAGCAGCAAATTCTCTTCGATTCAAGCCCATCAGGGAAGCAAGCTCCCTTGCGCCTTGTTGCTGCTCTAATAGCCCTAAAATGTTAGATATTGCCTCATTGGCAGGATTGGGTCTATCTTCGGGAATTACAAAAACCATTTTTTTATCTCCTTAAAATGCTGATCCAATTTGACCGCCAATTTGCGCCCCTAACATAGGTTGACCAAAATATCTACCTCCGGCAGCTCCTAAAAGTGTTCCAATAGCCCCACCAAAGCCTTGTCGACCAGGTCTAAAGGTTTGTTGCTGGAAAGCTGGGCTAACACCCATTCCAAGCAATCCGGCTAGCTGTGATAGTTGCTGTTGCTTTTGAGCTTCCGGCAGTTGCGCATATTGCATTGCTTGACCAACTCCTGCTTGCTGTCTTGACTTTGCCATTTGTTCTGCTTGTAGCAGTTGCGCTGCTAGCTGGCCTGCAAGATTTGATGAAAGTCTTTCTCCCGATCTGGCTATTTGTGCCGGAACCATTGAAGAGCGTCCACCTCCAGCTCCTACGGCTGCTTGTTGGATAGTAGGAGCTAGCTCTTGTTGGAACTGCTCAATTGCCGGCCTTGCGACATTAGCTTGAAAAGCTTCTCTGATTTCTTCGGGCTTGTAGCCGGCTTGCAGGATATCCATTAATGCGCTTTGTCCGGCTTGGTAGCTTGGGGCTTGTGTAATATCGCTTCTTAAAGCACCGCTAATGCCGGGGCTTTCCAAGCCTTGAGAAACTTGTCCTAGTAATGTACTTAATACTCTTTGCTGTTCGGGATTTAAGGTGCTAACCTGTCCGAAGCTACCTCTTGTCTTGCCCATTGCCTGCCCCTGCTTTGTAAAGTTTATATTCTAATAATACATATTTTGATGGATCAAAACCATTATTTTTGTGCCATGCGCTCCTCGATGATAGAGTCTTCACACAATCAAAATCTGTATTCTCTAATGCTGTTTCAAGTTCTTGCAATACCCAGTTAAGGACTTGACCGTTTTTTCTGTGTGCCTTGTCTACACTGATCGTATTGATAAAAACTTCATTTTCTAAAATGTTAATGGAGTACCAAAGGTAGCCAATAATCTCGTTATGCTCTTCTTCAATAATAAGATTTAGATACTCAAAAGGATTAAAATTACCTTGACCATCTGTCAAAACAGTTGCCATATACTGGTAGAATCTTTCTACCGGATAGCTTCTGTCTTTGTTGTTTTCAACTAGTCGTTTGGGAAGTAGCTTTTCGTCTTTAATTCTTATAAATTTCATAGTCAAAAATTAAAATACAATTGCTCTTGTACATATTTTTCATTTTTATGCCGGTTATGATAAAGATTTCCTCTCAAATTCTTGCAATGTTCTTGCAGCTTTTGACGGCATCTTCTGACACTTTCGAAATGGGGAACTTCCCCTTTTTCAATAGCGTCAAGGACAATTTCCATGCCCTTTTTTTTCCCTTTTAGAGATTCCTCAACGATCATTCGATATAATAGTCTGTCATCATCTCTGGTTGCCGGTCTTTCAGTCAAATAGCGCAAAACCTTGGCTTTACACGATGTAATATCCATATATACTCCCCTCTAATCACTTTTTAACCTGCCCTATGTAGTTGTGATGAAAATATATATTTCCACTGGCAGGTAATGAAACGATTGTTGGATTAGCTGCCGATCTTACTGCGTCAATTCTAACGTAATCCTGATTGGAAATAGATCGAGCGACTAAATAAACTGTACTCGCAGGGAAGGTAATATTTCCGGCAATAACTGCGCTTATGCTTGGTGAACTCGCAAAGGGTTTCTCAAAGAAAGGAAGCTTTAAATGGAGATTTCCTGTGCCTGTATGTCCTGACCATGCGACACCATAGAAAACATCTATTACAATACCCCTTCTCACATAGTAGCAATTATTGACTGAGTAAGTGCAAGTGCCGGCAGTGCTAGAACCAAAAACCACCCCTTCAAACTCTTGAGTATAGCCCTCTACTGATTCTCTCAAGCGAAGGTACATGTCCTTTAGCTGTCTTAGCTGCTCTTCAACTGATTCGCCAAAATTATACTCGGATGGAAGCGTCATAGCTCATCGAGCCTCCCACCCGGTTTTGCCCATAGCTGGATAGCATGTAAAACAAAGGGCTTTAGAGCGATATTATCGTCTGCAATCTGTGTATCTGTGAGATAGATTCTCATTTTGATAAAGTTAGCATTGATATTTGCCGGAACTGTCACCCAGATTTTATCAAGGCTGGTTGTCTCGTTATTTAGGCTTACAGTCTTGCTTTCGACTATCTCGCTGCCATAGTTGGGGTAAAAATCGACTGTGATTTCTCCATCATCGGTAACACGGTCTACTAAAAGTCGTACATAAACCAAGTCAATCTTTTGATTCTTGAAGGGGTTTAACTGTTTGGTAGTGATGGCAAAGCCAAAATTATTAGGAGCGTCACCACCTTCGGAAAAATACTCTGTCCAATTAGTACTATCTCCAAGCTCAGTAAAATCATTTATGCGATAAACATAGCCACTGTCGCCACCGCTTAGGACATAGGGAAAATAACCTTGAAGATTTCTGGCATCCCAATTGGTATTCGCAAGATCATCAAAACTTGTGCTGTCATAATCATCAAACGTCTTATCACCCGAGCTTTGCCAAGTTCCAAAGCAATGAGCAGATTGTGTATAGGTAAACCACGATCCTTCATCGTAATTAAAACCTAAAATCTTGTTATTTGTGCTGCTGTTAGGAGCTTCCGGATAGGCAAGCAAACCTTGATCGAGAATATCGGCTCTTATAGAAGCGCAAAGGTTGATATTGTCTTGGTCAATATTGAAAATAAAATCAGGGATTTTCTTATCGAATGGCTCTACCTTTTGAGCATCGGAAGCTACAATACCCTTACCCCCGATTGCTGTTACATAGTTGTCATACTCAATTGTGCCAAAAGTCGAGTTGCATTTGCGTGTCTGGCTAAGTTTGCGCCATACAAATGGAAGATCAGGATTGTTTGTAGGGTCGAGTGCAAACGTAGAGTTTTCAAAAAATACAACAAGTCTTTGACCTACAAAACCGGCAGAGACAATCTCGTCATTGGTAGGAGCATCGTTTCTTCCACCTTTGCCAAATACGCCGGAAAGTTCAGGGTCAAACCAGCCTTGAGATGTGCTAGGTGTAACACCGATTGCGCTCCACCTCGCCCTTTGCGGATAACGTGTATTTGAAGTGCCTTCCACGGTGTTAAGTAATACAATGCGCTCTTGGTACATAAATACCATTAAAGCCCCTTTAACGGCCGTTGGAGTGCCTGCTGCGTCAAGGTCTAGATCAGGGTCGGAAATAACACTTCCATCGTAGACTTTTACCCCTCCGGTTGCAGGCGAACCTGCCGATAAAATGGAGTTGTCAACTATCCAGATAAAATCGCCATAGCTTGCTGTATGAATTAAATTTGTGCTGTTCCAGAGATCGTAATTACTGGAGCCATCAGCAACATTTTCGAAAAAGTCATTTGTTGTTACCCACTTGCTCATTCTGTAGGAATCAAAAGCCAAAAGAATGTCACCGCCAGAATAGCGGTCATATTTTTGGATTCCCCTTGTAGCTCTTGCGTGTTCTGTGGAGTAGTCGGCTGTTACTGTTCCTGAAATTGCTCCGCTAAACGTAACATCTACCGCACCTGTGGCATAATCAATGGTATTTGTCCCACCGGCATCTATATCGCCTGTCAGATTGCCTTGTCCATCATCTCGAACAACTTGCGCCCCTCCGGAATCATAGATTTTTAAAGAGCGTCTAACGACTGTAGGATTAGCAAGGGTAACGGTATATTGATTAGCACCCGGATTAGCAAAGCCGGTCTCTGCGCTAGTGATATCGCCTAGCTGGCCAAATACGCTTTGACCCGGCCTTTTAATGAATTTACCTCTTCTAAGATAGCAGTTATTAAGCTCGGTGACCGCTTGTTCAGAGCCAAGCCATGCTTCATTGTAGTTTTCTAAACCCTCTCTAAAATCTGCTATCAAAAAAGGCTGGTAGGACATTAGCCATCCTCGTTTTTACTTATTAAGGCGTTTTGTATGGTTTGAAAATGCTTCATTTCTATGAGCTTTCTTTCAGCTTCAATCATAAAGTCTTTCGTCTGTGTAATGGTTTGATCGAGCTTTGCATTGGTCGTTGCTTGTTCGTTTCTTGCTTGCTCATGGCTCTGTTGTAAAGCAATCGCTCGGTTGTAGTATTCTTGCTGCATAAGCAAGCTTCTAACTGGCGCACAGTCTTCAATCAGGTCTCTGTCGCCTGTTGTAGACTCCCACCATGTCTCTACAAGAAAAGGGCATTCTTTGCCGTACTGCTGAAAAAATGGGCATTTTTCCTTTTTACAAGTGCCTTTTACTGTCATGTAAAACCTGCTTTACATCAGCTTGGTTGACAAATGATTCCGACTCTTGCTTTTGGTCTCCAAGTCGAACCATGGCTATGGGCTGCTGCGCTACCACCACTTGTCAAAGTTGTTCCGGTCTGTGGATTTGAACTTGAAAAGCCCCAGTTTGAAGATCCGGAGCCTCTTTTAATATCCTGTGTTGCATTGGTGGCATGAGAATGTGGAGGCAGCTCAGAAACTGTCAAAGCATGACCGGGTTGCGTCCATGTGCCGGCTGTTGCTCCACCTGTTGTATAGGTAGAGCCGCCTTTGACGGCTAAAAGCTCATCGCTTGGGCCGGCTACAGCTACATAACCGCTTGGAGCTACGTTTTCATAAAACCATATCTTTGCGCCGCTTGGTATGGTGTGTAAAACCGTTCCTGCTGCGAGCTTAGCAGAACTTATGCAAGTTTCTATTTGTGTCCAGTTCTCTCGTATATATTCAGCACCTTTTGCAATGGTTGTGCTGCCTGCCGGTTCTGATACTCTCCATGTTGCCATTTTACCACCTCGGCATTGATCTTTGTGTGTTTAGGACTTGTTCTTGCTTAAATCTAATATTATCAAGCTCAAGCTTCTTTTTTTGTATGATTTCGGCTGCTCTTTCGGTATTGCCGTTTTCCATGAGAATCTCAAAAGCTGTGCCGTAGGAAATTAGCGGACCCCATTCCTCTCTTACGGGTGTATCGCTATCGCTTGAAAAGCTGGTCGGCCTCGCAAATACAGGTATCTTCACTGAATAAACAGCATCAGGAGGAGGATTAAACTTTAGCTCCCTTGCATAGAAAAGAGCTTCAGTTGGTCTAGACTGTGAATAAGTGCTAGTTTCCGGCCATCTGGAAAACCACTGTTGAGGATCAAAGTAGATATCAAAAGGATAGCCGTCAATCCAGCCATCGCCTGTTATCCACACATAAGAGTCATCGTCAAAACTCTCCGAATCATCTCCGGCAGTTGTAGAAAATTCCCAATAATCCTCTAGCTCAGGAGGATGAGCTTCCAAGACAAACTTGTAAAAATAGTATCGGTTGATAGCCTCTTCAAGGTCTGCCTCAGACAACTGATTGACGCTTTTGAGTCCAACAATATTTCTAACTTTTGTCTTGATGTCTCCAAATGTCCAGAAATTACTAGCCATTACAATCTATGCCTTTCAGGTCTTGGAATTTTATATCCTACTGGTCGCTCAAAGCTTCTTGTTACTCTAAACTCGCAGCGTGTTTTTACTTCTTTAATTCTTTTGATACCTTTTTTGCCTACCCTGTCCTCAGCTCCATCTCTAACCCATTCAAATTCGGTGTATTTAAGAGTGTTTAAATGATCGGCAATATATTCAGGAATCTCGCAATGCTCGCCATCTTTGATAGCGAAACGGTCTTTATCGTAACTAAAGGCTAAAATGCCGCCTTCATGCTCACGGTTGATAAAAACACCTGCTACCCAAGGAACCATTTTCTCGTTTTTTCTTGGCTTTACAGGCTCTTTTGCCTCTTGTTTGCTCAAGGCTTTCTTTTCCTTGGCAATTTGCTTTTCCAATACTTTGCGCTCGTTTTCTAGTCTGTACCGTTCTAATGCTTCTACGTCAATTTCTGGCATATTTCCTCGATGGATAAATTACATGTAGTTGGCTTGATTATTTTTTTTGACCTTGCTTTTCTTTGAAGCCGGGTTCTTGCCTTGTTTTTTCATGCCATTTTTTTCCGGTTTTTTTGGCATCTTCATATCTTTCATCTTTGGCTTTTTAAGCATATTTTTCATGGCTCTCTCCTTTTATTTTATAGGAGGGGATTTCTCCCCTCCTAAAGTAATTTAACCAATATCTCCAAGGTCTTGGATATCTTGGTCGAATAAATAGCAGTATACTTTCAATACATCGCCATCAGCACCGACAACCGATGTACCAAGGGTTACCCCATGTCCACCACTTGCTTGTACTAATTGGCTTTGGTTGTAAGCATTTCCACCGGATGTATAAGCTGTAAAGCCGGATGAGTCTACATCGAGGCTTGCAGTTGTGCTGGATGGAACTGAAAGAATCTTGTAAAGATTCTCGTTAAGTTCTGTCATTCCAACTACATCACGAATGCGAACATAGTCGCCTGCTGTCCAATTGGCAGTAGAACCGACTGTAATTACGCAAGGATTTGCTTGAGTTGCTGCGCTCATCGCTTCTGAAATGTCGGTCATGCCAGCTGTTGAATAAGCTGTCACACCGTTAGAAGTGATGATCTCGCTGTTAACTTCACTATCGCCAGTTTTGCGAGCGTAAGCATAGCCGGCAGCCATGCTGTCATCCCACAAAAACTCAACATTAGTGTTGTCAGTTGCAAATTTAGTTACGTTGACAATCTTCACCAAATTGGGCTTGAAGCCAACAATTAAATTATAAGCAGCTCCACCAGATGTGAAGGTGAAAGCCTTAGAAACTGCTTGTCCCATTTTCTACCTCCTAAGCGTCAAGTGTTGCTCTCATGTTAATTAACCAGCTATCGTTCAAGATTTTTGCAGCAAAGAATGCTTTCCAACCTTGAGTGCTGTACTGCCATAATGGGTTAGATGTACCACCCGATTTTGCATCGTTGAAGATGTGGCTAATAGTTCCTGTTGAATGTTCAACAGTACCATAAGCATCTCTACCGCATGCAAAAAGGTTGTATACATCAGGACTTCCAGCAGTAATCGAACCCAAAGAGCTTAACAAGATACGCAAGTTACGAATCTGCCCAACTTCACCTGTCATTACTCTTCTACTGTCAGAGTATTTACTTGCAGGTAGGAAAGCAGGGATTTCTTCAAGGTCCACTTCTACATCAGTATGGCCAAGTAACCAAAAAGAGCTACGAACCGGTTGTGTGCCGTCACGAGCTTCTCCAGGGATCACTGGCTCATACATAATGGCATCAGCACCTTTAAGCTGCTTAACTACTTCGGAGCAGTCTTTAGCAGTAATCTCGGTAGGTGTGTTGCCGTTAGTTCCGTACTGGCAGTTGTAAATGGAAGCTGTAGACTCAAGAACACTACGTGTAATCTCGTCCATAGTTTCACCCAACTGTTGAGCAAGAACTGGCATGTTGTCATTTAAAGTTGGAGATTTGACAATGTATTGTACTTTGTCTGAAACAGTTAAAAAATCACCATACTGGGAAAGCTTAACTGTTTGGTCTACAACATTAAGTTTAGAACCTGCTGGAGGAACTCCCTCGGACAGAGGTACTGTCGCAGTAGGAAGGTTTTGAATACGTCTCCAGCGCATTTGGTCGGATTCTTGATCGGGCTGACGAGCCTTTTGAGCAGGAATCTCATGAATTAAGAACGGTTTCGCCCTAGCCAAAAGTTGACGATTAAAATAAATGTCTGGCTGTGGAGAAACGTTGCTTGTAGTAGTTACGTTTGGCATAACTAGTACCCCTCTTTTTAGTTTGTTTAACCGCCCATTGCGTAGCTATCACCCATGGCAATGATTTCAGCATCGCTCATGTTTTCCCATTGGCTCGCTCGGTTTAAGGAAGCGGAACTTCCCATGCCGGCTACAGAACCAGGCTTTGACATGTTATTAGCAATCCTTTGCGCTGATGGATTACTAGCTTCTGTCAACTGGTCTTTGTAGTAAGCTGCGCTGTTTACGACAGCTTCATAAGCATCCGACCAAGGAGTCGATGAGTTCATGATCGCTTGCTTTTGGGAGTTGGTTAAATATTTTTGATACGTTTCTATTTTCTTCTTAAAATCAGGATCTTTTGCTTGAACCTGCACCATATCAATAGTGGACTGCATCTCACGCTCTTTCTTACCTACCACGTCATTTACATACCGTTGTAAGTCCGAAATTTCTGCGTAGTCAGACGCTTCTTTATCTCCGAAGAAATTCTCATCTTGGCTTTGTTTGGGTTGAGCAAAGTTGCTTACCTGATTTTGCAAAGCATAGAGTTGATCTCTAAGTAATGAGTTTTCTTCTTTCATTTTTGAAAGCGTCTCATTAGCCTGCTTCCAATTATGATCTTGTGCGGATTCATAAGACCCATTCTCAGCGGCGACCTGAGTATTTTCGCCCGACATTTCGCCACCGTCGACATGGCTGCTTTCGACCGTTTGTTCTGCCATTTCTGGCTGTAATTCTTCTTCTTGCATTAGTACCCCTAAATGCAGTTTTTAAGCCTCTACGGCTTTTAATTTTCGTGTGTAGTCTAATTCGCCTTTACCATCTAAAGGCATATAGTTGTACATATCGGTATTCACGGTATCCGGAGGAAATACCATACTTTCTATCCTTCCCTGCTTCCAGTTCACATAAAAGTGAATGGTATTAGAGATTGGCTGTGGCTTTACATTAGTAGCTGTCCAGCCATTGCGGATAACATTGGCTAAATACATGTCCGGCTTTTGCTGGAAGATTAACCAAAATTCATCCCATCCCTGATCTTTTCTAACTTCCTTAATCTTCTCATGTAGCTCATTTGCGAAGATCTCATTGCTCATCTCTTCAATGAGGTTTCCTGCTTCAAAGGTCACTGGCTATCTCTGCCTCTTGTGTAATCGGTAATTGTGGTGTTGATTGCATTAATGGTTCAGTTGCATCGTAGTTGCCGGTAATGGCAACTTGCGCCATAGATCTTTGTGACGATTCCTGCACGTCTTCTTTGTTTTGTTGCCTCTGTGCCTCTTGCATTTTAAAGACCAGATCTAAGGTCTGTGACAAGAAGCGGATATCTTGCTCTTGAAGCTCCTTACCGGCTTTAATCTGCTCAAGTGTAGCTCTTGCTCTGTCTAGTTGTGACTGTGAGAGACGCTCCCTTGCCAATGCCTCATCTGCTACCATCCTTGATCGTCTCTCTGCCGCTAACGATAAATCGGAAACAATTTTGGAGTTTTGCAAGGCTTTTTGCATTTCCTCGGCCTCGGCAATTTTTACCTGCTGCTCCTGCGCTTGCGCTTGGCCTTCCTCGTAGTACTTCATCAGCTTGGACTTGTCAGCAATTGGCATCTCTTCAATCAAGAACTTGTCAGGGATTGGTATTCCGGCTGCTTTTGCCTGCAAGCCTTGGACATAAGCTAAATTGCGCTGTGAATCTGTAAGGTTTGTTTCTTTGACCACACAATCGTATTTGCCAAAGTTCTCTTCGAAAAATTCCTGTGTGGGGGCTTTGCCGATGATTCTTTCTACTTTTGTGGCATCCCAGTTCTTTTGCATGAGATTAATAATCTTTTGACCAAGGATCTTCTGTGATAAGTCTAGATTGTCAAAAAACTCACTAAGAGAAGTTGTTCCGCTTGCCTGACGCATCTTTATCGCTGTGCCGGATATTTGACCGCCTGCGTCTACAAGGCCGAGGTTTTCATCCGTAACACCTGTAATGCCGTTTATGTCCTGGTCTATCATCTGTGTATAGGCAAAAGTACCCTGCGGAATATCGCTAGGCACAATAGGCTGCAAGTCTTGCATCTGTGACTCTTTGCTCATCACAATTTGAACGCCTTGTCCGGTCTTGTATAAATCTTTGTTATTGACTACTGAGCCTTGCTTGTAAATCCAGCCGGTAGAAGCCTTGCTGTTAATCATATCAAGGATTTTAGAACGCTGACGGTTAAGATCTGTCTGCGGATCTCGCATACAGCGAACCACACCTTGAAGCTTATATGAGTAATCATCAAGTTCAGGTTCGTAGTAACCTACTACCGGAACAAAAGGATAGTCTTCACAGCCGGATGGCTGCTTGCCCGAATAGAGCAGATTGCCTTCAACGATGATATTAAGATCTACTTCACTTACTGAAATATCCTTGACCATGACAAATTCACCAAAGCGCATGACCAATGGCTGACCTGTAGGCATCATCACTTGGGCATTGTCATTTAAAAACGCATCGAGAGCTTTTTTGCTGCCTCTAAAGATTTTAGTTTCGCCTGAAAGCTTGTTTATTAAGAGCTTGGCCGGCCTTGTGACTTGCTTGTAATACTCGTCATAAGATAGCAAATTACCAACAGCTTTGTTTGAATAAGTCATATATTCGTACTTGCCGTCATTGCTGGCACTTTCTATTTTCATTACAGCCTTGCGCTCATCGGGTAGCAAAGCTCCAATTTGCTCTTTTGATAAAAAGCGTCTACGCATGATAAATCGGCAGTCTCTTAAATCGGCTGCGCCATTCCAGTATGGATCTATAAGAAAGGAGTTGTACGGCTCTCTTGATATGCAAATATCGCCATACTCATGGTCTTTACGGTAGTCTACCCAAGTTTCAAGCAAATTGAGACCTGTGATAACAGCACCCTTAAAAGCATTGGAAATTGTATGGTAGCCGTTTTGCGACTGCATATTCCATGTTAGAAGATCGGAAAAAATATCTGCGGTCTCTGTATCAGACCCCTCTTGTGGCTCGCAAGCTATCCCCAGCCTGTTACGCCTCTGAAAACCACAGATATTATTTACGACTCGCAGAATCTTGTTATAAACAAGCGCAGTCCTTCCCTGCCGTTGAAGATAGTTTTTTTCTTCTTCGGAATATTGACTGCCTGTGTAGAAAAGCAAATCTTTATTTGCTTGTTCGAGGTATTCCCACCATAGCGAGGACGCTTGACGGTATGCCTCTTCCCACTCACTGACAATGTTTTTATCAGTGTCTTTCATAAAGTGTACCCTAAGAGAATGTTGCGCTAATCACCTAAAGGCTTCTTCAAATATATACTTTACTATGCAATTTCCTGTAATATTTTTTTTAAATTAAACTCTCTTTCGATCGACTACACTTGACAAAGTCACGAGCATTAACCATTGCTTTTTAGGTGGATAGGTGCTAGAATCTTGGAGAATTTGGAGGATAAACCATGCCGTACGAATACCTTTACGAACTAGTCCAGCAAGTAAACCCTGCTGAATTATTCATCATCGGGATGATAGCCGGATGGAGTCATAATTCTTTAAAAAACGAGATAAAAAGCGTTAAAACAGAGCTTAAAGCCGATTTTAACAGAGAAACCAACTTTCTTAGAGGTGATATTGCCGAGCTTAGAAAGGAGCAAATACGCACCGGAGAAAGAGTAGCAAGGCTTGAAGGGCATTGCCATTTTAAAGAAGAGTTAGAGAGTTAAAACATGGAAGAATTCAAAATCTTTTAATGAGCAGCTAAAGTTACCTTTCCATATCATGCTTTAGGTCTATTACATCAAAATATCTCCATGCCTTTATCCTCTTATTTTTGATTGGCTTTCTTGCATCCCATTCTGAGCCTGTCCACCATGCAGGCTGTGTGCTGTCGTCTTCGTAAAGGATTTCTAAAAGCTCAAAAGGAACTGGATTTTTACGGTTTTTACGATCTAAAACTTTGCCTCTGTTCTTTCGATAAATCGGAACCGGTCGATTGCTGTTTGTCTCTATCCAAGGATATTTTTCAAAATTGCGCTTGTATTTCGACTTCCCACCCATCCTTAAAAATATCCTGTTGTGTGATTTGCGTTCATTTGGTAAATTTCTTCTGCGCTGACGCTAGTTTCTCCTTCGGAGAACATAGTGTACCCTAGGAGAAGGGTTTCCATCGCTTTTGTCCCATGAGAAGCCCAATTATGAAAGGGTTTGTCTGCATAAGTACCCCTCTTGTGGTCAAACTCTCTTTTATAGTTATCAAGAGCTTTGATTCCCTTTTCCGTTTTCTCTTCGTCAAACCATATCATAGGGATTGACTTTCGAATTAACTCTATGCCATCGGCCTGGCAAGCAATAGCTTTTGTAACGGTACATTGCAACCCATGCTCTTTTTCAAGAATCTCCTGCCTCGTAAACTTGTCTCGTCTCTCAAAACTTCTTCTGGCTGCATCGTGTGGCAAAAAATGCCTGTCGTAATAATAACCACGGTCATACGCATAGGATTTAATAATATTGGCATAGTGATATAGGCTCTCGTCATTGTTCTCGTAGTAGTCGATCATCCGCAAAAAGATCCCATGCTTTTGAGCAAACCATATCGCTGTAGCATCTGACAGCCCCAAGTCCCAGCCTGTACAAACCGGTAGGCTCTCGTCATAGGGAACTATTGTTATTTGCCCTCTAGCCCTGACTTTTCCCAAGATTGTGCTAAAATATCGACCCTCCTTCGTGCTTTTAAACGCCTCTTCGGGATAGGAAGGGAACTCCGCAAAAGTATCGTCACCGTTTTGCTCCCACTTCTTGACGTACCAGTTCTTTTGCTGCTGGCTTAGCGTGATTAGCTGCTTGTATTGCAGATCTTCAAAGTACTTTTGCAGGTCTTGCGGAATGTAAACTTTTTCATCTAAAAAATATGACGGCTCTTTCCACCAAGGAAAGAAAAAGAACTTGTAATCCATAGAGCTAAGGACGGCTTTTTGCTGCTCAAGCTTCTTTGCCATCTCGCAATACTCAAAAAACTTGCCCTCGTCACCCTTGGCCGTACTCTCTATAAAAACCGTTGAACCCTCGTGCAGAGTGTTTAAACAGCCTGTTACAATCTCCCTTGCCCTTTCGGGAAAGTGTGTGCTGATATATCCGAACTCCGAGATATGCAGACCTTGAAGAGTGCTAGAACGCACCGATGTAGCCACACGAATGGAAGAGCCGTTATTCCAAGCAAGCTTGTTAGCGGTCTTGCTCGTTTCCTTGAACGCCGACTTAAGATCGGGTCTGAGATTGTCCCATGCAAACCGTATCTTTTTCTCAAAGATCTCCTGTACGTCTGCCTTAGTTTGTGCAATGATTGCGCATTGCGTATTTGATCTGAAAAGTGCTTCATCTAATAACCATATGTCTATGAGTGTGGAAAATCCTAGCTGCCGAGCTTTGAGAATAACGTTTTTTTTATGTACCTTGTCAAAAAAATCTTCCTGAGCCTTTCGCATCTTGAAAGTAACAACCTGCCCATTTTCGTTTTGAATCCTGTACAGATTGTTCATTCTCCATTTTTTATCTTTGCATAGCTCAATCAATTTCTTCTTGCTGATCTCTTCCAGAATCTCCATTTTCTATGACCTCAACTTCTGCCTCTTCGATCTCTACAGTATTTCTTTGTGTGTCGACTTCCTTTAAAATCTGAGTCCATACCCCATCGCCTGAATGATGAACTTCCTTGGGCTTTTCTTCGTAGCCGATATGGTGACCGAGCTTGTCTAAAATATCTTTCAATAGTGCAATTGAAGGGATTTCGCCTTGCTCTTTGAGCTTCTTAGCTGGTGTTAGAGCTAGGTATTTAGCCCTTTCTAATGCTGCGTTGGCGATCTTGACTTTGATTGTATTAGGCATTTTTTCAAGCTTGTAATAGAAAACATGCTTATAAAAATAAGTATAGCTTAAACCCGAAAGGTCTGCTGCCCGGCCTATGTTGCCCGAAGTCTCTTCCAGATAGTCCAGCACTTGCTTCTTTGATAGCTTGACTCTTAGCCCACAGTCTTTTATTCCATGCCGTCCAAGCATTAGCTGCCATGTTTTGATTGACACGCCAGCAAGTAATGCTGCTTTAGTCTCATCGCCCTTGGCTTTCTTCATGAGCTCTTTGACTTGGCTCTTTGTAAAATCGCAAGCCTTGAGGTCTTTGTATCGCTCTAATGCTTTGATCTCTTCGTCTATCATTTCATTTTAGCCCCTGCAAAGCCTTTTAAAACTTTGCTGATCTGCTTTTTCAATGAAGCTGCGCTATCTGTGTCTACTTCAATCTTGATTGTCTCGGTCGGGTCAATTTCGGGTTCTACATTATCAATAATCGGGTCATAGCCTCCCAAGTCTTTAGGATCAAAGCCACAGTCAAGCACAAGCTCAGGATCAAAACAGTTTGCGATTATGTCATAGTCCCACTCTGCCGTTAGCTTGTTATCAAGTAAATTGATTCTTAAAAACTCTTCATCTGTTATCGGCCTTGAAGGGTACTTGACCAAGACTTTTGATACCTTGAACTCTTGCAAAGCTCGTTTGCGCTGGTGACCGCCTATAAGCCTTGAGTCTTGATCTACTATGAAGATTCCAAAATCTCCATTCTCTTCTAAGCTCTTGACTAGCGAATTGTAAAAATGATCGTCCGCTACCCTCGGATTATTTTCAAAAGGTATCAGGCTTTCAACGTCCCTTAGCTCAAACTTCCACTCAATCCCAAGTTCTTTTTTCAATTTTGCTCCCACTCTTTTTTTTGCGCCCGCATTGCTTCCGCACTTCTTTAGATGTCTTTAATCGCTTAAACTGACCGTTTTTTGGCCTTCCAGGCTTGTTTTTTAGAATAGGCTCTCTAATAGGCTCTTTCTTTAGTGCAGGCTCTTTCTTTTGCAATTGCTCAAGCTTGTTTGTATACGCTTCTGCTGTCCTATCACCAGCTTTTGCTATCTCAGGCCGTTTACTCTCTTCCTCTGTCTTCTGTCGCTCTTCTATCTCTTCTTGCGTCAAATCCCAGAATTGAACACTCATATTTTCCCAATGCTCAGCTACCCACAAGATCGGATCTGCTTTCTTTTCAACGTCATGTTTTGTAGCGTTTTGAATGAGTCGCAAAGCTTTGTAAAACTCTTGCGGATTATTGCAGCGCAAGCCTATAGTACTTAAGCCATAAACCACGCCCAAAGCGTGATATTTATCTTCAAAGGCCTCAATGAGCTTTTCAATAATCGCCTTAGCGTCATCAATATTTTTAATTTTTCGCATTTCCGCAAAGTCGAGCATGTTAACCCATTATTTGAATTGTTTTTTGATCGTCTGGCAAAATAATCTTTATAGCTTGTGGCGGCTCTTTGCCATGCTTAGAAAATATTTGAAGAAGAGGAGTTTCGTTTGTGTTGCAATCTGTAAAAGGCAAGAAATATTTTTCATTGATAGATTCTTTGCTATAAAACATTATTTCAACCAGCCTCTGCAAAATTTTAATTTCAAACTAAAACACTATAGGAATAATTTCGAAGTAACATAATGCAAATTATCAGATCCAAAAATTATTTGAATTTATTTCCAAATGTAAAGTATTTCAAAAAGATTTTAAGTAATTAATTTCTTCTTGAATCTCTTCAATTTCTTCCTTGATAGATTCAATCCATGTCATCAATTCAAATAATTGTTCTAGCTTTTCGCTTGAACCCTCAAAACTGCTAGCTAATTTTTTAATGTCAGATCTTGCCGTTTGTGACCCTTCAATTATTTCTTTTAAGTCTATGCTCAAGCTCTCAAAGAAAACCTTGTCATTCAACTTCTTTCTCTTTCACGACAAGCCCGACAAGTTCCGCAGTATCAAGTAAAATTGTTTCTTTGTCCGATAGCTCTAACTGTAAGTTCCCAACTTTTGGGACATGATATAAACTTAAAATTTCTTCTTTCGTGTGCTTGTCAGTTGTGACTTGTAAAGATCCACCATTTTTTAAGAATAAATTTACTTCTAGCATTAGCCTTTCCATATTATTAGTTTTATTGGGTACATTTCTTCTAAGATCTTTTTTTTAATCTTAAAAACTTCTGTCTCTATGCCCTTTGCGTCAATGAATTCAACTTCACCATTGCTGTAAAACACTTGAAAGTCGCAGCGATACTTCACACCCCCCGGCAGATCAAACGGCACTTGTCGCAAGTAAAATAAAACCTCGCCTTCACGCTTCATAAAGTCTAGCTTGGTCGCAAGCTTTGCTTCGAGCTTAGAGTCATAGCGAATAAAGTTTTTAGTAACAGCCTTGGCATTAAACTTATGTCGTAGTTTTTTCATTGTCAAAATGGCAGATCATCAAAAAGAGGGCTGTCGCTTAAAGTAGCTTGCGATTCTGGCTTTGACTCTGGCGCAGGCTCTGGAGTCTTCTTAAATTCTTCTTTAACAAGCTGCATTGCTTTTTCTTGGAAAGAGTCTCTAAACTTTTTTCCGAACCAAAAGTAATTTTTATATTCTCTTTCGCCTGTCTGTTTATTCTCGACTCTCTCGGACGGAAAAGACACAAAAGAAGCACCCGATTTTGTCTGTACTACAGTGCATTTACTCAAGTACAAGTCTATGCTTTCGATATGAAAGCCTACAAAAGCCTTTATATTGCTTTCTTTATCGGAATTTCTTTTGAAGTAAGTTATTTTTAGCACAAGACAGACCCGTAAATTAGAATAAAGAACACAGAAGCGGAAAAGAAGCCCAAGAGAAGCATGACGCCAATTTCAAACAGTTTGTTCTCTTTTTGCTCTCTTTTTTTGTTTATTACACTTTTTAAAAGATCCTGATGTGAGACGTATAAAAGTTCAAAGTCCTTTTTTATTTCTTGAAATTCTGCTTCCAGAAACTCAATTCGCTCTGTTTTCGTGAGCTTTGGTATATTTTCTTCAGGGCAAGCGATTTCTTCACTTTCAAAAAGCTTATTTTTGACTTCCATTTTAAAAACTTTCCTTTAAGTTTTTCGTAAGGTACAAGTTAGCGATCTTTTTTTTGAATGTAAAGTTTTTTTACAAAAAAAAACCCTCCAATCAAGGAGGGCAAACAATCAAAATTATGGATGATTTTTATACTTTGTAGGGGTCTTGCAAGAACGCAGTTTTCACTTTTTTTTGATATATTTGTAGACAACAATAACATTGCGTTAAATTCAATGCAAGAACTTTCAACAAAGAACAATTAAAGTATTTCTTATTGTAAACTACACTTTATTATATCTAGCTAGAATTACTAAAAGAAAAAGAAATGAATTAAAATAATTAGTCTTATTGCGTTAAACTCAATGCTTTGCTAAGCTATCGGCATAGTAACAAACAAAACAAAAAACAAAGGTGAAACAAATGGGCATTCAAATCTATGTAGCTTGCTTGAGGGCTTACAATAACGGTATTCTTCACGGCCGATGGATTAACGCAACACTAGGCGAAGACCATATTAAAGAAGAAGTAGAAGCTATGCTTAAAGAATCTCCCGAAGATGGCGAAGAGTGGGCTATTCACGATTATCAGGGCTTCGGAGAAATAACAATTCATGAATATCAAGATTTTCGCTCTATTGCTGACTTAGCCGAGGCAATTGAGGAACACGGAGAAATTATTACTCTTTTACATGACGAGCTATCAAACGATTCTATATCGGCAACAATTGAGCATTTTAAAGATTATTATTTAGGATCATACGAAAGTGAAACAGACTACGCTTTAGAATATTATGAGAACACAGGCCAAAAAGTTGATGATTTTATTTATTATCACATTGATTTCAGAGCTATGGGAAAAGATTTATTAACCGACTGCGTACATTTTTGGCATGATAATGAGTTACATGTATTTTGCGCTTAAACTTTATCCTAGCTCTTGAGCAATCAAGGGCTAGGCTATCGGTTTAAACAAAAGGTTATTATGAAAATATACGTTTATAAAACAACTCGCTTCGGGAGAGTAGACTACAAACCAGCTTGCACAATTAGCAGCTTGGTTTGCGAATGGCGAGATTCTGCGAGTTTAACGCCTAAAGATCTGCAATTCTTAAAGATCTTGGGCTATGAAGCAGTTGAAAAAGCAGTCGCCAAAAAAGATTGAAGAGGCTATTTTGTCTTGAAAGTCTTTAAAAAAAGACAAAAAAAAATGAGCGGTTTAGTCCTGAAAAACAAGCCGCTCATTCAAACAAAAGACCCTGAAAGGGCAAATAACTAACTAAACTTTAGCATAAGCCTAGATTTTAGTTAAGTTCTAAAGATTATTTTAATCTAATTCCTTTCAGGGTCTCCACTATTAACAATTAACTGGAGGCTCCGATCTTGCTTAGTTCAGAACACCACTCATTTGATGTATACCTTGCTGCCGAATACGGAATTCAAGAGGCTATAATGATACACCATTTTCAGCATTGGATAGGTGTTAATATGCGAAAAAAAAATGGGAAAAAGCAAAACTTCCGTAATGGGAAGTGGTGGACTTACGACACAATTGATAACATAGCAGCTCATTTTCCTTATTGGTCAAAAGATCAGGTAGTGACAATCATTGAAAGGCTTTGCAAGGGGAAATCTAGATTCGAAAAAACCAAAAAATTTGAACCAGTTTTGATTAAAGGTAACTTTAACAAAGTTAAATATGACAGAACCTTATGGTATGCTTTTGCTAATGAAGAAAAGTTTATTAAATTGCGTAACAACAATTCTGATATTGTGGAAACACACAATCGAAACTGCTCACCCACACCACCTATACCAGATACTAAACCAGATACTAAAACTAATACATGTTTTGTATCGGCCAAGGCCGATGCAGAAAAAGCAAGTCAAAAAGAAAAGAATTTTGACCTTGAATCAATCAAGGCTATTTGCAAGTCAAAGTATCCAAAAGCCTCAAAAGCTGAAATTGATTACGCAATTGAGCAGCTAGTCAATGCCGTCAAAGTCTCTAATCCCACTAAGTACGTCTTGGCCGTCTTGGCTAAACAATTCTCAAGCAAAGCGAATAAAAGAGCCAATTCTCTTTATGAGAAGTGCAAGGACTTCTTTGCTGGATTGAAAAAGATTGAAAGCTCTTACAATACATTCATTCCTAAAATTGAGTTCAAACAACTGATTTTTCAGGCTAGCGATGCAAAAAGGGAATTTAGCTTCGAGGATAATAATTTTAGAGAGTCTGTCCACTTCTTCCTGAATCGGTATGATTATGAGCTAGCTTCAAGGTTTCGGGACGCTTTTCTAGGAAACGATTATAACGCCTCTAATTTCATGCGAAAGCAAGGAATCAATCCAATGTTGCTTAAATGAAAAATAATCGAAATTTGAGCCGTTTCTGGCCTTTCTGGAGGATTTTAAAACATGGATTCAGATGAAAATGACAAATTGCAGCAAAAAGTTGTGATTTCAATGCAATATGAAGACGTTATTTATACCTATGCTCAAATTTACGCAATCATGGCGCAAGAAATGCCCGAAGCTACAACAGAGCAAGTCGATTACTGTATTGAGCAAGTGAGACAAAAAAAAGTATTTGACTTTGTATCTTACTTTAAAAGAATAATTATTAACCAAGTAAAGCAAAAGGCTAAAGATGCTAACCTTAAAAAAAGCACAAGAAAAGACAAGCGAAGCTATCTTTGCAAGTAATGAGGAAAGGGCAGCAAAAATTAAAATCGCATATCAGAGCCTAAACGGTCGATTAACTGAGGTTGATTTTTTAGGAGTCGAGGGAAGCAGAGACGAAAGCGGAGCTAGAACCGTGATTTTGAGAGAAGGCAATTGCAAGCGTTGCGGAGGACAGATGGGGTATCTTTTCCCCGAAGGTAAAGATTTTATGTTTAGCTGCTTTTCCTGCTTTGACCATGAAGTGCAAAATTCTAAAGAGATTGCTAACAAAATTTATATCGAAAAATTAGAGTCACCCCCTGAATTGGATTATGTTGCTAAGTTTAAATTAAACACTAGGCATTCTAATCCAAGCCTTGAAGCTTGGAGATTTTCTTCTTACATTAGCTTGGTGAAAAAATGGCTATTGGATTCAAAAGAAAGGAAACAAAAAGAGTTTTTAGTTTTTGTAGCACCTCAATTTGGAGGAAAGTCTTATTTTTGTGCTGCCTTGTTGAACTATCTGTCAAAAGAAAAGCGTCAAGGTGTGGAATTTAAAGTAGTTAATACATTGTTATCAGAATTAAAACAAGAAATGAACAAGAATTATCAATGGCTTTTAAATTGTAACAAAAATGCGGATTTTTTAATTCTTAATAAGCTTGGTGTTCATGGCACTAATGAATGGGCATTAGATACATTAACCGAGATTCTAGTGCACAGATATGACCATAGATTGCCAACAGTCATCACAACCCCGATTACAGAGCGTGATTCGGAACTCATATTTAATAAACATTTGGTAGGTTATGTTTATGGATCTCAAAATACTACCATAAAAAGCTCAGCATTAAAAGACCGGTAAAGATTAATTTCCCCGAAATCGCTGTTATAGGGAATAAAGAGGGGCTTTGATTGTCAAAGCCTTTCCTTTAATACCGTTTTTTGCTATACTTTTTCCAAATTTTGGAGGCTATAATGAAAACTATAGAACTTAAAATCAAAGACTTCCCAGCTAGTGAGCTTCACTATTTAAAACTTGCTGCTAAAAAATTAAATGTTGCTTTCGAGGAACTGGCTAAAGACGCAATCATAAATACAATTTTGCGCCTTGAAGATGATTGGATTGAAGAACAGATGCTTGAAGAGGATAGCGTCTACATTGCTCAAAAGGTCGATCAAGGCCAAGAAGAGATTTTCGCATTTGATGAAGTCCAAGAAGAGTTAATGGCATAATGGATCTTTGTTTAACCTATACAGCTAAAAATAAACTAAAAAAGATTCATCCTGAAGAGCGCAAAAAGCTTATTAGAGCTATTTCTTATTTAGCAGATGAGGCTAGGCCATTAGGCTATCGAAAAATGAGAGGCTACGGAATCGTGCATTATCGCATAAAAATAGGCTCTTGCAGAATCATTTACAGAATAGAAGCTAGTCACTTGCTTGTGCTTTGTGTAGAAGTTGGACATAGAGACAGTTTGTACGAAGAAAAAAGCCCCAAGTGAGGCACTTAAGGCTTCAAAAAGCAAACTTAAATTTAAGTTAGTCTTTTTGCCTATTAATCGCTATTGCTTATAAAAAAGATTACCATTTGACCTTATCTGCCCAGTAAGCAGCCGACATCTTACCTTTTGCAATGTTCTTGGCGTGTCGTGCTTTAAAGGCAGCTTGACGCTTTGTAGGTTGTTTGTCTCCTGTAACACCTTGTTGCCCGAACCTAATCGTTTTTATCTTATCGCCTTCTTTAGCAACTACTACGTGTGACTTGGTCTTGTGTCCCGGCGTGCGCTTTGGTTTGTTATAAGCAGATACACCTGCTCTTTCTAGTCTTGGATCTTTCTTGGCCATAATTTAATCTACCCTCAAGTTGTTTCTTGCCTTTCTATTTTGCTTTTACAGTACTCATTTTTTTTTGATATATTTTAGCAGGCTGTCCAGGCAGTCTTCATAAGTATCGTAAAATTCCAACAAGAGACAATCGCCTTCATAAAAAATTTCAATCAGGTAAATTGCTTCTGTTAAGTTTTCATCGTTGGCTTTTTTTACCCTAAGTGTACCGCCAAGTAAAGGCTCGTATAATCCCAGCAAATAGTATCCCTGATCTTCTACATTAAGCCATCCACCTTCTTCCTTAAGAGGATCTGTTTTAACTACTTTTGCATTATCGTTTTTAATTTTTGAGTAAATTTCCATGTTCCTAAAACATCCATACATGTTAAAATCTTTTATTTTAAATTTGGATTCATCTTATGAGACAAGCTTTTATAACATCAATTCTTTATTTTATATATCGGGTTTTAATGGATGAGGGAGACAATCCTTCTACCTATAAAAAAACAGGTCTGCTTTTTTTAACAGTCCTATTCATCAATAGCATTTTTGACTACATGGGGATATAATGAAAAAGTTAATTTGTTTTTTTCTTTTGATCTGTTTTTCTCTTCATGCTAGCCTAAGCGTCAGCGAAAGAAACGAAATTTTTGCTCAATGCGAATTAGAAACTCGAAAATCAATGAGACTTCTCGAAGAAGCCGATGAACATTTTAATAAAATACTTAATGTCCATGCGAGAGAAGTTTGCAAGAACGCTATTGCAGCAGCTTTTGCAACAATGCTTGCCAGTGGAAAAAAAGAAAGAGCAATAACAGCGATAGTTACCGTCATTGCTCAATTTGCTGTAAATGCTTGCGATCATTTTTGGGATGGCGTTGACTGCGTAAATGACGCAAAAGACCATGCCAAAAAAGCAGACGAACTTCAAGAAAGACTTTGGCGTGACCGTTGAGCGAGTGGCACAAAATTCGTTAAGTCTTTATTTGTCACTTGTCCGTTTGTAAGCTCTTCGATTTTTTTTGCTAATTTAGGCCTTGGCCAGCGTCTTTTAGTACATAGAGACCATAACGTAACTTTATCAATGCCTAAAATTCTAGCAATGGCGCACTTTTTATAGCCGTTAAGCTCTATCCAATCCTTAATTTCCATTTAAAAACTCCTGTTTTGCAAAAACTCTAATTGAACTCATTGTTAAACGCAACAAAAAGATTGCATTTAAAAAGCTGCGCTAGTACTCTCCTAGCCAAAAAAAGGATTTTCAGATGTCAGATGATGAATTTAAAGACTATTACAGAGTTACCGAAGTGCTGTCTAAATTTTCAGGATTAGACAAAATAGACCTTAGCGTTTTAGCCAATGCAGCAGAGCGAGGCACTCGCTGCCATAATTTTTGCGAGCTATACGCTAAAAATGAGCTTTTTGTTGAGATAGATCTCGATTGCAAGCCTTATGTAGATTCTTTTATTGAGTGGTTTGATCTAACAGTAGAGCGAGTTGAGTTTTTAGAAAAAAGACTATTCTGTGACGACTTAAGAATCACCGGCCAAATGGATATGCTGGCCTATCTAAAAGGAGATGAAAAGCCATCTCTAATCGATATCAAAACCCCTCAGACAGAATCAAAAACATGGCCTTTGCAGCTGGCAGCTTATCGGCATTTGATGGATGCTAACAGTATAGACTATAAAAATTCTTTCGTGTTGCAATTGAACAAATCGGGTAGCTCCGCTAAAATATTTGATTACACTTCGAGGTCTGAAAAAGATCTTGAATTGTTTAAAAATCTCCTTTCCGTACATCAATACTTTTCTCCGTTAAAATAATAGATTCAAACCTTTGTTTTTTTTGGCCATGTTTCATCGCATGGCCTTTTTTTTTATCTCCTAACAGTCTAATTTTAAATTCAAAATATGGCCTTTGTAAAAGTCTGCTTTTTTTTTTCTGCTAGCGAAGAACTTAACTTTTTCGTTGTGATAAAAACACCGATTTAGTATAGTTCTCTTTCTTTGCTTGAAAAAGCTTTGAACTTTACGCAACTTACAGTCAGCATTTTAGGGGTACAAAAATGAAGACATGCTCAGACTTTCGCAATGCCGCTTGGCAAGCGTCAAAAGATTGCAACTGGAAACTGGCAGCCAGACTGCTCAAAGAAGCAATCAAGGTTTATCCATTAGATATTAAACACTCTTCTTTAGCTGCTCGTGATTATCAAAATCTCTTAGAGCAAATTCGTATTTACGAGACTCAATCCGGATACAAAAAAGGCTCTCAAAAAGATGAGAGCCTAAAGGAAGCTATAGATGAAAAAAAACTATGAGATTACGCCTATGAGCGATTCATTCTATGACAGCTATTATAATTATGATTATCGCTGGCTCGAATGTTCGCATTGCAAGGAGTTATTTGATTCTGATAACAAATTTTTTGAATGTGGGCTAGATAAAAATTTAATTTTTTGCACGATGGCTTGTCGCAAGGAATGGATACTTGAAAACGCCCACGATTACATAGGGGTAAAACTATGATTGACTATATGGCATTAGCGCAACAACCGGACAATACCAGGCCAACATTTGAAATATCTGATAGAGAAAACGATGATCTTTTGAAACTTGAAAAGAATGTAAACCATATCGAGGCTACTGCTGAAAATTTTGCGGTAGCTAACAGAAATGCAGCAAAAACAGCCTTGGAAATGGCTTGCCAGTCCAGAAAACTTGGCAAGCGATTAGAAGAGCTTAGAAAGGAAATTGTACGGCCTCACATTGATTTTCAAAAGGCATTAAAGAAGCTAGTCGATGGCTACACCGACAAGCTCGAATCAATAGAGGGTTCCCTTGTCAAAAAGCTGTCCGACTACAGGAAAAACTCGGACGATTTTTCAAAGCTCGAATCCGATGAAGGCAATTTAAGCATAGACACGACCTTTGATTTTAAAATCTCGGACCCTAGCTCTATCCCTGCTGAATATCTAACAGTCGATAAAAAAGCAATCGAGGGCGCAATAAAGCGAGGAATACGCAATATTGCAGGGGTAGAGGTCATTGAAAGCGAGAAAATCAGTCTAAGGACTAAAAACTAAAACAAGGTAAACAAAATGAACGAATTTTCAGAGAACATTAACGAAATTGCTACTGCCCTTTCAAAGTTTCAGGGGCAAGTTGGCACTATTGAAAAAGACAAAGAAGTTAATATCAGGGCTAAATCAGGCTATAACATCAAATACAAGTATGCAGATCTTGCTACCATTATGACACAAATCAGAAAGCCTTTATCTGAAAACGGCCTTTGCGTATCTCATGGGATACAGACGCAAGAAAATCAAAGGAGGTTGTTAGTTACTACCGTTTTTCATAATTCCGGCCAATGGTTGCGCTCTTCTATGCTGATTGAGCAAACGAATGATGAGAAAAGCCTTGGCGCAAAAATCACCTATTACAGACGCTATGCGCTATCGTCTTTGCTAGGTATTGTAACAGATGACGATGTAGACGCAGATTTGCAAGGGGCAATTCAACAAGAGCCGGTTCAACCTGTCCAGACTGTCCAAACAAAACCTAAAGAAGTTGAGTTAAGTTTGGAAGCTTCGGAGTACTACCATAGCCAAAAAAACACACCACACTTCAAAAAATTTATTTGCCATTTGTTAAAAAAGTCCGGAAAGAGCGAGAATGAGCTTTTGAATGGTATCGCCAAAAGGCAAGAAGATTTTGAAAAGAGCCTGAAAGTTTTTGCCTATGAGCAATCATCCGGCTAAATCCGGCTAAATCCGACTAAAGGGGGGTTGTATGGACTATAATTTTCATCTAGAGGAGTTAGACTCCATACAATCCGCTAAAGTTGGCCGGTGGGATGGCTACAAACTAATGCTAAAATTCCAGTATCGGCAAGCAATGAACCTTTATGTTAAAGATCCCTTAGAGTTTCGAGCCCTGATTGAGGAAATGATAAAATTGCTTAAAGTGATGGAAGAAAAAACAAAAAAAAAGTAAAAAAAAGTCTCATGCACATTTGTTTCATTTTGTTTTTCCCTCTCTTCCTGGAGAGGGTTTTTTTTTGCCTTGGCTGGGGTATTTTGTGATTTTTAAATGAAATAAAAAAACCCGACTCCGAAAAGTCGGGAAGATCTCTAAGCTATCTACGAAAAATTATCAAATAAAAACATTTTGTTTTTATCGACAAAAGAGGTTCATTCTTTACTGCCGGGGGTCAAATCTACATCCATGCCGGTTTTTTTTTCAATTATTTCTTCTACAAGCTCTTCAAGCTCATTGTCATCTTCGAGTTTAAAAACCTTATTGGCTGTAACAGTCAAAATAGCTGCTCCTGCCAGGATAGATAAAATGGTAAGATATGTCATTTCTTTCACTATTTGATTTTTCCGACTCTTTTTTTAGGTGCTGCATTAACTTTAAATAAAGGCTTAGTTTCTGGCAAAATAATTTCTATAGTTTCTTTGTCAAAGCCCTTTTTTTTGAGTATATGGATTTTTTCTTGAAGCTCTTGGGTTTTTTTGGCTTTTTGTAGCTCTTTTTCTTTGGCTTCTAATTCTTGTTTTTGCAAGCATTCCTGCTCTTTTTCTTTAAGATATTTTGGGTCGTTTAGGTGTTCTTTGGCATAAGGCAGGACTTCTATAATTGCTATATCGCTTAGGCCGGCAGATTGCATTTTTTTTATTTTGTCTAATTGAGCTTGTTTTTCTTTTGCTTGTATCTCAGCATGTTCTTTTCGAGACTCTTCTTGCAGTGATAGATGGTCAGCAATTTGTCTTGGAGTCATCTCAATTTTTTTTCCGTTGACAATTCTATACATAATTTTATTCCTCGATTATCCTGCGTCCGTAAAGTTCTATACTTCCATCGGCAAAATTTCCTGAACTCCAATAAAATTTGATCCAGTTATAATCATTTGATGTTTTTGCAATCCAAGTCATCGAACACAAACCTTGATATCCAAAGCCGCTTTGATTAGCGCATTGTGTATGCCCTTTTAGATTAAATCTTGCAGAATTATTATTACAGTTAACTAAATAAACTTCGCCTTGAACACCATTGTAAGAATTGCCTACCAAGACTGCTAGCCAAGGTGTTGAGGTATTAGTTGTTCCTGACGGTGCTAAGCCACCAGTAGTATTAGCGGTATATCCATAACCGCCATAACCTGTAACGTCAGTAGAACCTCCATTAATAGAACCTCGAAAGTACAAAGCTACATTGTTTGTGACAGGTTTGATTGAATTTAATTTAAAATAAAACTCGTCATACTCTGCCGGTAGATCAAATTCAATAGTAGCCCCTGTTCCTGACCCATAAGAAACAAATTCCCATTCTAATTTTTTCTTTGGAGTTTTTGTTAAAATGCCATCTATGCCTTTTGACAGTGTTGTAAACGTCCAGGCATCGCTTGCACTCATTTGAGCGTTAAAGGAAGCAACTCTTACGCAGGCATTTCCAGCATAATTGGCCTCTGTTAGCGTTGAAAAGCAAAAAACGCTTTTGCGATTATCTGCTACTTTATCATCGCTTGCTCCAATATCTGCTGCTGCCGGTAAAACGCTCAGTTGTGGCTCTCTTCCAACAAAAAATAAAGGACTGGCATCACTATTATTTGCTGCTAAATAGATTGTAAATGTTACATCCTCATCAATAGCGTTTCCTGTATCGAATCCGAATAAATTATCGTCCATGTCGCTATCTGTAAGCGTTTGATTGCTTGTAAGAGTATGCAAAACAGGCTTTCCTGTTGTTACATTTGATAGCGTACAGACATATGCCGGATTTGTTGCCGATAAAGCGTTACCGTCACCGCCTTGAATTGTTATAACACCGCCGGATAGGGTCATAGACAGGTTTTCAACGTGACCGGGAACTAAGCGCATTGGCTCATTAGTTATCCCATTATTAACGATTACAGTATCAAATGTCGGCTCTGCAAGATCTAAGTCTCGATCCGGAGCTGTAATTGTCCGAGTAGTGCCAGTTGTAATCCCTGAAGCTTCAAAGGCAATTTCTTTTGTGTTGTCGGCATCATCAAGAATTCTAAAAGTATTATCGTAAACATCCGTAGCTGCCGGTATTGTCTGAAATGTTGGCAAAGCTCCTGCGCCATTTGACGTTAGCACCTGATTAGCTGTTCCGACACTTGCGATAGACTGCTGTGCGCCTGTGCCTGTGGTTCCACCGCAAAGAACCGCATAGGCTGTATGAGAAGCTCTTCCGCTTCCACCGCTGGCAACATTTAATGGAGTGCCGGTAAGTGTAAGCCCTGCAAAACTTGGGTTAGCGTCAGTAGTAAGATCTTGGTTGAGCAAAGAAGCTGCTTCAACAGTTAAATTTCCATGTAGAGCAAAAGTTCTGTCTGCGCCATTGACTGTATAATTAATAGTCCGGTTGGCACTGTCGTTTTCATTCCATACGAAATTTACGGTGTGTGAATCGTCCGTATCATAAAGCTTAAAAGCTCCTGTTGCGCTTAAATCGGTAAATGCGCCACTAGAAGGTGTTGTTCCACCAATGGCAGGAGGCTCTGCTAGTAGTGAACTTACGTTACCGGGAACTAAAGCTTTATTAGTAGCTGTTACAGCGATTGCTTCGGCATTGGTTGCGGTTTCTATCACACCTTTTTGAGCTGTAGTTGCGTCATTGGCTGTAACAATTACATTATTGCCGGTGCCGGCTGTTAAAATGCCTTGCGCTGCTGTACCGACAATACCAAGCACACCACCGCTTGAAGGTGTTGCGCTGCCGGCATCTGTGGAAAAACTCGCTCCGGTATATTGAAATAGCTTTACCCATGAAGTGATAAAGATGTAAACGGTATCCTCATCCTCAACTTCGCAAAAGGTTCCTTCTGTCGGGGTAAAGGCTACCCAAGTAGCTCCGTCATATTCGACAATGTCGCCCTGTAAAGCTCCATCCCAAGCGGCATTAGGGGCACCCGAACTATCCAGTATGTAGCGATCTCCGTTAACCTCAGTAGGAGGAGGGGCAGTTGAGGTGGCAATAGATTTAACACTGTCCTGAGCGTCTCCTAATTGGTTGTTTGATAGTTTGATCCATGTAGCGATTGAAGCTGTTACATCGGTTAGCAAATAGCCGGTATCCGAGCTTGTATCTATCCACAATGTTGGGACTGTATAGCTATTATCCGAGGTGTTGGGATTTCTGGAATCGCTGGTGTAGGTTAAAGACGAAATCGAGCCTGAAAGCTTGATCCAATCCGACCCATCGTAGATATAAAAGTCCGTAAGATCGTTGGAATAGCAGATTTGACCGGCTTGTGGCGTATAGTCTACCCAAGAGCTTCCGGTATATTCAACATATTCGTCATTTGTAGCCCCTATAGCCGTCCATCCTGCATCCACCGGTGTCTGATTACCTAAAATGTAGGAATCGCCGACAGAGGCCACAGGAGGAGCTAGAGAGGCATCGTAAAAATCGTCAAAGTTTCGGGGAAATGGAGTTTCGCCAAGATCTAACCAAGTGCCGGCCGAGCCATCATCCAAAATCAGAATGAAGCCCTTTTGCGAGCTGTCATTGACCCAAAGAGTCGGAACACCATAATTGGTGTCTGAAGGCAAAGGGTCTCTTGTTTTATGGACTGTATGAATTCCGATTAGACGTAGGATGTTCTCAGTTGCGGAAGGTTTATAGTTCGGCATCTGCTAACTCCTAGCTAAAAGTGTAATTACTATATGTCCTTTTATGGGCTTCTCCACCCGATGTATACGCTGTATAGCCTGTTGAATTGATGTTATTGCCATCAAGATCGGTAAGCTCAAAAGTTTTTGCTACGCTATTCCAGTTAGCGACTTTATAGAACTTGTCGTTAAGTTGGGTCATGCCCACTACACCGTCAATCTCTATAACATCACCATCCGCAATATCGTCTGCGTCACCTCCGGCATATGCCGTAGCGTCTACCGTAACAACTATCGGATTGGCTTTCGTAGCCCCGGTAATTGTCACTTGGTCACCATTATCATACACATGTAGAAAATCTGCTCTTCCATCTGCGTATTTAGTGGCAATTACATCACCTGCTGCATCGTAGGTGTTTTGCGCTATACGCCAACCGGCTACTGTTTCAGCAAGGCCGGCTTTTGCGTAAGCATTGATGGTAACATTTGAACCGCCTTCTTTTGAGAAGCGAGCCGACCAAAAGATCACTTGCTCGCTAAAAGGCTGGCCATTTGGATCAAGAATGATCTTGGGTCTGTAGTCTACAGCCATTTTTGACCCCCTTAAATTGATACTACTGAGTAGTAAGTGCGTACTACCAAGGTATTATCATTTGCAGCGTTTCCGGCTACTTCTCCACCGCCTAGGTTGTCTAGGACTAGAGCTTGGTTTTCAATGCCTGTGGCTGCGACAATCGCATCTGCTGCTGCTACTGCATTGGTGTAAGTGTCTGCTGTTTGGTCAATGAAGCCTGTACCCTCGATTTGTGTACAAACTTGAACGCCTGTATCATCAGTATATTTGATTCCAAAAGTGACACCACTTTCAGTAAATGCGTTAGTTCCACCGTAGTCTAGTTTTAAAAGTGCGCTATGGAACATCAAAGCTTTGCCGGCTCCGGGAGCTGCTACAAGATCAATTTGAGTGGCTGCAAGTGCTTTGACTTGTGCGCTTGTAAGAGTTACATCTGCGTAAAGAATTTTACCCTTAGCTTCAAGCACTTCATCGAGATTGTCGTACATGCCTTTGACAGATACGGCTCTGTCATCTCTAGTGCCTGCTTGAATTTGTGCGTCTGTGCCAAATTGCACAAGTCCGGCAGCTTTACGTGAAGCGATTTGTCTGCCTCTGTCAGCAGGATTTAAATCCATTTTAGCCATTTCATACCTCCCTCTTTGGTATTTCACGGTCTTTAAGACCGTTGCATGGTTTTAAAATAGATTTTATAGTTTTTGACTAAATGTTGCTAATTATTTTTTTTATATGGAATTTTATTCAATTTTTCCATAAGTTTTTTTTCTTTTATTTCATTACTTATGAGCTATTTATGTCTATTGTGTCTGTTAAAGTTGAAATTGAAGGTACTAAGCCTTTTCTGTATCACAAATTTAACATCGAAGAAATCTCTTCACTTTCAAAAATCAAAGAAGGTTCTGCCGGGAATAATCCATCTGAATGGCGAAAAACATTTCATTCAGTCGGAAAAAAATTATTCATCCCATCCGTTTATTTTTTTAGCTGCCTGCGTGATGGTTCGAAATACACCAAAGTGGGTAGAGGGACTATTCAAAAAACTCTCATGGCTGCTTTAAACATTGAAAGTGACAAATCCTTTATTGAAAACAGAGAATTACCGATTGAACCCCAATATTTAGTCAATGAAAGCCTGCCTTTTGATTCTTCCTTTGATCTTTATGTCGATGTTAGAGGTGTTATGAATCCAAATTCTAAAGGACGTAATGTTAGATACCGTTTAACGATGAATACAGGCTGGAAAACGTCATTTGTTTTTAACTATGATAACGAGCTAGTTTCTAAAGACCAGATGAAAAAAATTGTCCAAGATTCCGGAAAAATGATCGGGGTAGGAGACGCTTTAGCGTTGGGATACGGACGTTTTGCTGTAAATAGCTATGAAATTTTAAAAAGTTAAACAAAAACACGGCCAGGTTGGGCCAGGCTTGGCACGGCAGGGTGGGGCAAGGCAGGGCTAGGTGCGGTATGGCATGGCAAGGTATAAGTTTTTAAGAGGGTAAAAAGTTCATCAAAACAAGGCTGGGCAAGGTATGGCAAGGTCAGCTGGGGCAAGGCGTGGCGAGGTTTGGTATGGCATGGCAAGGTATAAGTTTTTAAGAGGATAACGAGTTAAACGAAGCGAACAGGGCAAGGCGTGGCAAGGCGTGGCTTGGTAGGGCGAGATTCGGTAAGGCTTGGCAAGGTATAAGTTTTTGTGAGGGTAAAGAGTTAAACTAGGCGTGGCAAGGTGGGGTGAGGCTGGGCAAGGTATGGCAGGGCCAGGCAACAACTCTTAATCCTCAATTCCAAGATCCTCAAGAGACAAATTCTCTTCTTGAGCAAATTTTCCAAGCTCTCTTAAAAGCTCAGCAATTAAAGGTGCTGCTTTCTCTAAAAATTTCTGAGGATTGCGTATTTTATTGTTTTTTGCCAAGTCAATCAGCAATTTAGAATAGTTTGGATTAGAAAAGATTTCTGATTGCATTTTTAAAAGGCGTGTTTTTGCAACAGGGCTGGCGATTAGTGGAAGAATAGAACCGCTAGAAACACTTGCGATTATTGATGTAATAGGAGCTAACATGTTTTCATAAGAAACCAATGTTGTGCCCGATCCTGAAAAGTTTCTAAATTTGTCCAGTGCTTCTCCAGCTTCTCCGGCAATTTTTTGAAGGTTTTCCAGGCTCTTGAATTGTTTTCCCCCCAACAAGTTCTTTAACCTTTTTTTTGTGGCTGCATCTTTAAAAACATTAGCTGCTTTTTTTAAACTGATATCTCCGGTTTTCGTGTAAAGCGGCTTTACAATAGCATACTCCACAAGCGTCTTCTTAAAATCATCTTTTAGGCTGTTGCTTTTCTCTAACAGATTGTCAAATTGACCGGCTAGTTCTTCGGAGTATCTGCCTTTCATTTTTGCGCTTGGCAAAACATCCATTAATTTATCGAATCTTTCAGGGATATCAGCATAAGATACAATCTTGTCATAGCGTTTGGTTTTAAGAAGTTTCGCAATTTCAGGTTCAGAGGTAATAGTCTTCGCAAGCTCTGCAAATCTTTTATTTGCCTCTCTTAGATTATTTCCGAACAATGAGGATTTGACAGGTTTCAAAGCATTTTCGATTTCTTTGCTAATTCCTAAAAGTGTTTTTGAAACACCTCCAAACTGCTCATAATTTATGATATTGTTAATATCTTTAAGAGTTTCTATAAGAGTATTAACAGATATTACACCGCCTTTTTCTGGAACTATCTTTTGAGTTAATTCTTTTTCTATTTCGATTAATTGATTGGCAAGTTTACGATCCAAGTCTGTGCCAAATTTCTTTTTCAAAAGCTCTTGTCTTTTTTTCAAAAAATCCGACAATTCTTCACTTGTAAAGCCATCTTTTTTAGCTAAAAACCTTTTATATTCTTTATGAAAAGTCTTGGCTCTGTCTGTATTAAAATCTTTCTCTAAAGCTTTTTGACCTTTAAGAAGATCTTTCGTCTCAGTTTTATTTAATTTTATAAACTCTGTTCTAGCTGCTGACTCTTCCAACTTTCCTAAAGATTTTTCAAGTTGATTGATCGTTGTGGTTTTTTCTGTGCCTTCAATAAGTGTATCTTTAAGGTCTTTTATTAGTTTTTTGTGAGCATTTATTATGGCATCAGCTTCAACAACAAACGGTTTTAGATCTTCTTTCGAGGCGTTATATAATTTTGAGATTTCCTTTTTTTCTAGATTGACATATTCAATCAATCTATCTTGATATTGACTACCAAGATTATAAAAACTATCTATAGCTGTTCCTTTCATCTCTGCTGGAATTGTTTTTATTTTGTTAACTATATCTGCACTTATTTCTTTTACTTGTTGTTTTAAAGCCTCACCGCTAAGGGGAGATTCAAAGGCTTTAGCATAGGCATTTTTTATAAAGGCATTATTAAACATAGCAGTTGCAGGAAGTTCAACTTTCTCCGCTTGTGCTGCGTCAATTAAAGATTGCCGGATTTCTTTTTCAGTTATTCCGGACTCTTTTGCTAATTCTTTTGCAAGACGTGTCCTTGAGGTCAAAGAAGCGGCTTTTTGGCCAAGTTCTCCAAGTTTTAATCCTGCCGCTCCTACAGCTAATTGGCCGGGCAGTCCAAAGCCGGCTTCTCTTGCCAAGCCGGCACCAGCTTCGAAAGCTGCAAAGGGAAGTTTGGCAGCTCGATATAGAGGAGCTTCTGCAAGTCCACCAAAGACATCTTCACTGATTCTTTCCAATCCTGATTGTGGGCTAATATCTAAATCATAGCCTAAAGCTTGTGCTAATTCTTTTGCCCCTTGAGTCTGGCTTTCTGCTATTTCTTCGCTTGTTGGCAATGTAAAACCAGACATTATACCTGAAATTTTCTCTCTTCGTTTCCTAAGCTTTTCCGAAACTTGCCTAGATGTTCCATATTCAGGAATCGACATAATAAAATCACCGGCAGCATTAAGCAATTGCTGTACATTGCCGGGTAGTCCTCCAATCCTTGCGGATACCGCTTTTCCAATTCTTAAGGGCTGTCTGACAAATTCCGATACAGGCTTTAAAGGTTCTTGTTGTTGATCTAAAAAAGTTACGTCAAAACCTTCAAATTCATCTTCCGGCTGTTTGCTAAGCTGTACATCAAATCCTGGAAATTCTTGTGAAAGAGTCACTTCTAGCCTCCGATTTTGTCGGCAAATTTAGCCCTGAATTTAGCTTCTTGGTTTTTAGGAATAACAATTCTTCTTCCATCCTTTAAAAGAATATTAACTTGATCCGCCATCCCTTGAACATTTTCTTTTTTGTAAGCTTGTTTGAAATCTTCGCTGAATTTGTCATATGAAGCTTCCATTCGATCGGCAACCTGTTCTTGCAAATCAAAGGGCAGAGCTTGGCCTTTATTTTGCTTGTCTTTGACTATATCTCTCATTGCATTGTATTCATCTATTTCAATCTGTCGTAGATCTCTTAAGGTCTTGTAAATTCTTTGTCTACCTTCTTTAGAGTTCTGAAGAGTTGGAATAGACTGTAAAAACACTCTTAAATCTAAATCTGTAACTCTTGCGCCAAAGCGATCTTTAATATTTGCTGTGAAATCTGAAACAAGC